CTACTTACTGACCACAAGCGGCAAATCCAGTGTTGGTGTGATTTTGGTTTTACGATCGTAAATCAACACCTGATTTTCTGTTTTGTGTCCACTGAAAATTTGTTTGTCGCGACTGCTGCCTTCGTAATCTGAAATCCCTTTGGCTTTTATGTCATGAAAATTACATCCGAACGGAACGCCTGCTTTTTGCTCGGCTGCGCGTTTAGCCTGATTCCACCAGTTGTTCAGCGTTTTAGCGATGACTTTCCCGCCTTTGGTTGTGCTGATCACATACTCGCATGTGCCGGAAGATACATTTCGGGCTAACTGGATCGCCGTACGTAATCGCGGAGACCATTCCTTGATTTGTTTGGTGCCTGTTTTGTTTTGCTCAATGTAGATCCCTTTATCCATAATATCCTGCCATTTCAGCTCGAGAACATCACCGAGCCTTGCCGCACAAAGATAGGAAATCTCCATTGCAATGCGTAACTGTGGAATTGCTTCCGCGTATATCGCCGCATACTGTTCATCGGTTATGTAAACAGTGCGGGCTTTAAGCGTGAATTTTCTGACGCCTTTGCATGGATTATTTTTCACATACCCACGCTCATATCCCCATCCGTATACGCGACTCAGGCTTGCCAGCTCATGGTTTGCCTGGGTCTTGCTCTCAAGTCCCCGCTTATCCATGAAAATTCTTACTTGCTCAATTTTTACATTATCAGCAAGCACTTTACCGAATACCGCCAGCAACGCCCTCTGATGTTGTCGATAATCTTTTTGGGTTCGGGGTGCCAGTTCTGTAAATGCAGGGGAGTCCATAAACATGTGCCATAATTTAGCGACGGTCATTATGTTGTGGAGTTTTGCTTTTTCCAGTTCATAATTTTGCCAGACTTTAGCTACGCTGGTTTCCCGTACTCTTCCGAGCCCTATAGTTCTTGTGCTTCCTTCGGGTTTCCACACGTAACTGTAACCATTCGATCTAACACGCGGTGGTAGTGCATTATCTTTTTTGTTTTTTCTTGGTCTTCCCATTGTTCAGCGCCTCAAAATCGGGTTCAGCGGAAACCAGCTCAGCTGCTTTTGGCATCGTTGTCAGTCCGTGTGGAATATCCCTGCGAAGAACTATTGGTTCGTTTTTAGGACCGATTACAAATGGGATGCCGTGCAGCCTTAACTGGTGTTGCTGTTTTGTGTATCGCTCGTATTTCGTGATCTCTTGAATCTCTGCTGGCGATAGAGTTAATTCGTACATGTGGTCACGTGCCTTACAGCATGACCGCCGCCAATATAATTCAGAGACGGCGATCAGGGTTGAACATTAAAAATCAACCGGATTCGGGATCAGTTTTTGCCAGATTGCTGAAACGTATTTTGCCTGGTGACGGGCGTCATCCAGTGCATTGTGGCGAACGCCTTCGAATGGAATAACGGTTCTAGCATCAAAGTCGATTGTTTTTCCCAGCTCAACGATTGTGCGTACATCGCGATCGTTGTGGTAGCGCCACGGGCAGGGGATTCCCTGTCGTTCGTATGAACGGCGTAAAATTACGTTGTCGAAACTGGTTCCGTTGCCCCAGACCTGAACAAAAAACTCACCAGAGTTTTCGTCGATAAATTCCCGTAATTGCAACAGTGCATCATCTAACGGGATTTCATCAGCCAGAATGGCAGACTGCGCTTCGCGCGATTGCTTCAGCCACCACTTAACGGTGTCCCTGTCAATGACACCGCCAGCAGTATCCAGATCGATGGTCTTACTGAATTCTGGCCCAATATCTCCGGTTTGCGGATCGAAAAATATTGCACCTATTGAGATAACTGCAGCATCAGGATTTTTTCCCATGGTTTCCAGGTCGATCATCATATGAGTCCACATTCTGTTGCTGGTGGATATGTATTTATGATGACTGTTCACCGCAATTAGGGGATTTGCCATCTCGCCAGTTTCATCACTGCTATTGCCATGCTGAGCGTCACCAGCGCTCTCCTTACGAGAATGCGCAGTGCTTTCCATTTTCTCCGAATCTTTTTCAGCCAGATTTTCTTCATCGAATGTTTCCTGATATGTTGTGTTACCCATAACAGGCCCGCAGTCCGGACATTTTCCGCCGCCAGCCCGGCCGCAAGTATTGCAGCTTTTTTCAGTCTCCTGTTGTGCTGTTGGCTCTGACTGTTGCACTTCTGGCCCGTTTTGTTGCGCATCCGGGCTGTTTTGTTCCGCTTTCTGGTCGTTCTGTTCCATTTCTTGCTGATTCTGGTACACAGAATCGCGAGTCTGGATCCCCTCAACCCACTTCGGATCATTCGGGTCGCTAATTCCTTCAACAAATTCACCACGTGATACTGCAAGCAGTTCATCGGCGTCAGGCTGGCTGATATTGGCTGCCTGCATAATTTTGTTTACTTCGTCAGCGGTAACTTTTACCGGCTCTGGTTGTGCGATCGTGTCAGATGCACCAGTATTTTGTTGTGAACCTGAGTACGTGCCGTTTTTACGTGCGAAGTATTCCTCTTTTGTGATTTCCGTAGCTCCCAGGGCCAGTGCTTTTTCCAGACCAGAAAGTTTGTTTGCGCGACCGTATTTTTCGCCGTCCTTATCGGTGAAAAGGAAGTAGAACGGTCCCTCACGCTCTACAGATGGTTCGTCTTCCACTTCGCATTCGGTTTTTTCGTTGTCCGGCATTGCCGTTTCCACTGCATCAGTTTCTGGTACTGGTGACGGGAGAGTACCAGCTGTGCCCTGATTTGTTCCTTCGTCATCTTCAAACACGCCCTTGGTAGTCAGGTATTCAGTGATGTATTTGTTCAGTGCTACGGGATCTTTGTGAATGTCGATCGGACGCTCACGGACAAGGCCAAAAATAGTCTGACGGTCGTAGCGAACGGCATCGGGTTGTTTGCGCATTGATGCGGAAATGCGCTTCCAGTCTTCGCGATCTTTGTCGATAACTTCATTTTTTGCCCAGCGATGGATGCTGCCGTCAATGTTTCCGGTATCAATATCGCCAGGCCAGAGAGCGTAGGCCAGTTCTTCATCCAGCGTTTTCCATGTCTGCTTGTATTCGCGACAAATGGCGGCAGTGACTGGGTTGATTTTTCCTGCTGAGTTTTCAGTGTTCTGTTGATTGACTCTGGCGCTGGCGAGATCAACAACAGACGTGTATTTTCCAGTCTCTTTGCGCTCTGCGTCCTGCCGTTTTTTCCAGTTACGTAATTCAGCCTGAATTTCGGGCCATTTGGCACCCGGATTACATTTGTGTTTAACCCATCCGATAGCGAACAGTTTGCGTTCCGGATACATAGCGTTAATTTCAGGCGTTTTCATCAGTGCTTCAACGATATGCCCGTCAAAGGTAGCAACGTCTTCCTGCAGTAATTCCTGCGCGTCAATCGCCATATCAACGGTGATGTTTTCACATGTACCGAACTTAACCAGGACCGCGTTCTGTACTTCAAGGGACAGCTTGTCAAAATTGACGTTCATCGGATCTGATTCAGTCTCAACCGGGACAAAGGAAGCAGACTCCTCATCCCAGCGGTTTTCCTGCATATATTCAGCATCCCAGGAATCGAGGGCAGGGCGGGGTATACCGGGTTTATCCTCGCAGACAAGAAATTTATAAGCGCAGTCCTGAGCAGCCGGATAATGTTCCAGGAATTGCCAGTGAAATTTTGCGCGGGCGCGACGTTCATCACCGGCTTCAATGGCAGTGGCTACAGCGACGGCACCTTCTTCCTTTATTGCCTGTTCGTCCGGAATAGCGGCGCAAATAAAGACTTTACTCATTTTGTTTTAACCTCATTACAGATTTCAGGGTGAACGAATCCCTGCCATTGCTGGCATTTTTAATCCGTTGGTATGGCGTTAATATGGCTGGCGGGTTATCCAGCCGGTATTTCGTTATTCAGGTTCAGCGATACTTTTTTTAACGGGAGGCATTCACCGGGGATTTTTTGTTCGTCCCTTACCTGAATGCAGGATGACTTACTGTCATAAATTCCGGTAATCACATTTTGTGGCTCACCCGTTATAAGAAAAACGGTCATCACCAGTGCAAATGCTGAAGTCACTGCTGTTCTCCGATAATACCAAGTTCAAGAAGGGCAATTCTGGAAAGTATGGAATTATCATTGAGAAGATAAGGTTCATATTTTCTCATCTTAATGGCATCTTCCGTAAACTCCCGGTTACTGAGCAGAACACCAATATCAAAACAACCTTCAGACGTATTAACGTTTGGTAATAACGTTTCCATTATCGCGTCCTCAACAATGAATTTTGTGATGCGGTGCCTGGTGCCTCCAGGTGACGTTAACCAGTTAACAATTAACGCCGGATACAGAGAATCCACCCATAACACTGTTTTTGGTTTTAACTGTTCCGCGTGCGCTCAGCCGCATTCACCACATCACAAAATTCACTTTAAAAAGGGCGGCAGAGCAGTCACGGAGTAAAACTGATACCGCCAAACGTCACCAGAAAATTGATAACAGAGGGCGTTGCAGCGGGGTTGTCACTTAAGCGTATGGTCAACCTGACAACCCGGTGTCCTCAGCGGGGGAAGGAATACCCCCGCCATACTTACCGCCGCGCCATTTCGCGGATTGCCACAACCGGAAGCGCACGATCGAATTAAATTTAACGACGACCTATACAGAGAGACTAACTTCTCCGGGCGCTTTCGTGTTATGCCCTGACTTTTCAGGGATATATCCTTTTCAGTAAACTGTCAGTGCCGGATTCTTATCCGTGTCCGGCGCACGCACTCTACCTCACCTGTGAATAAATTAATGATTAATCGATATTTTGTTGTTTGATTCAACTTTCCCATCGGATGTGTGATGCTTTAAATCACAGGAATTAATACTGCTTGCTGTAAAATGATTTTCAAGGGGAGCTATTCGAATCCCTTTCTTTTTCATTAACAAGCCAAATCCTTTATTAATGATGTCCATTAATTCCAGAAAGTATTTTTCATGTAAATCCTGGTTATCAGAGAGCTGCTTCTCTTCGTACAGCCCGATAAAGGCTCGGCGTACGTTACCGGATATATTGTCGATGGTTTCTTTTTCTACGGTACTCAGGTCAAGAGTCGCCAGTTGGGAACGAACTATATTCGCTGCCATTTCCTGGAATTGCATTGGTAAATCTTTAAATTCCATTATTAGCCTCGTTGGTTAGCTATTAACGCGGGTATGTAATCATTCTGGCAATGCTTAATGCCGCTGCTTTTTCCAGATTAGTGATATCCTGCTCCAGAGCGGACAGATTTTCAGCCTGCTTAGCCCTGGCTTCATTGGCCCATTTCAGATCCTGCGCTGCATTAATTTTCTGGTGCATCCACTCATAAAGTTCATCATCGGTATAGTCTGGCGCGATGATGACGGGTTCTCGTTTCTGCATACTGATTCCTCGCGGTGCTGTTTCGCTTATCAGCCGTTAGATTTTGCCGAGCTGGAAAGCGCCTGTTTAAACTCACTGAAGCTGAGAGCTTCTTCGCCTTCGGCAAGGCCTTCGAAGTATTCTTCGTAAGCCTTTTCCATGATTGTGTCGAAATCCATATCACTCACCTGAGTTTCTTTCCAGCCAGCGACGGGCACCATTTTCGGTTTTAAACGTTTTGCTTTTGGTATACGTCATCGCGGTGAATGTGCCGTCCTGGTTGGGAAACACGCCGTACACCAGAGATTCATTGTTGCCAAGATCGATAGTATCCATGCTGACCTCATTTCCCCTTAACGCCGGGGTAGCGGAACTAAAAAACTGCTGCGCTGTTATATAAAGTGTTCCCGCCGTCATGTTCATACGCCTCGGGCTGGCTACTTAACCCCTGACCACTGCCGGGTAACTCGAAGTATTGCCTGGCGTTCTGTGGGGCGGGGTGGGTTGATGAATGAACAATACCACTACTATTTAATTATGTAAATAGCAGTGCTATTATCGTGGCAAGAAAAAAACCACCCGAAGGTGGTTGTTGACAGGAAGGATTAACAGGTTTTGTTTGGATACTGTCTTCGTGAGTGAACTACATTTACGATCTCGATGTTAGATGCTGTTACTCGGTAAAGTATTATGTAGTTAGGATGAGTCACTATCTCACGAAGACTTGGAACTCTTTCGCTCGGTGGGTACAGATAAGGGTGTTCAGTAAGTGACAAAACTGATGTTTCAATGCGTATTTTTAGTCTACGTGCAGCGGGAGGGTTTTCCTTAGCAATATAGGCTACGATCTGACGTAAATCATCACGTGCAGAAGGTAGCCATAAAATGGGCAGCATTACTCACTCCTGTTCGTTGCAGCTAATTGAGCAATAAGGTTTTCCATTTCAGCCATTACTTCGTCATGTGGAATTGCAGGACGGGGATCTGAGAGGCTTGCTGCCACTTTGGTTCGCAACCATTCGTTATAGCTGTTTTCTTGTTCGACTGTTTCAAATTCAGAAATTATCGGGGAAAGGGCTGTACTCATGTTTTTACCTCCTCAGATTAGGCGCGACGACCCTTTTGCGCAGCTAGCCATCGCGCAACGATTTCTTCAATTGATTCTTTTTTCTCCTTCATTTCCTTAAGCATTTTCTCTTTATCTTCTTTGGGGAAAGCCCTGAACGTCTGGAGCAAATCCCGCTCCATGGGGTCTATATTAAACGGAAGTTCGTTTTCCGATTGTTCCATATCTGCAGATATAGTGACAACATTGTCCTCCCCAGATTCTTGGGGATACATCCTTACAATTTGTAACAACTCGGCCATATCTGGTCTGATTGACTCGGGAGGAACTTGCAGCAACCCTGCGAACTTGATAACAGCCTCAAGATTTAAAGGTGTCTGACCATTTAGATAATGGCTTACAGCTCCCTGTGTCGAAAATCCCAGAATTTCTGCCGCACGCTCTTGGGTTAACCCTAGTTGATTTTTTTTCGCCGTCCAGATTTCTTTCAGTCTCTGGGCGGCTTGCAGGTCGATCTCTGACAGGGATTTTCTTTTCATACCTTCAATTCTAATAAGATTATTAATCTCTTTGAAATAGTGATGCTATTTACTTTTAAAAATAACAATGCTATTAGTGATCGTGATGACATCACATGAGGTGAACAATGAATCTTGGAGAATATTTGCATCATTCCGGTATAACTCAGAAGCATTTTGCTGAAATTGTTGGGGTAACCCAAGGGATGGTAAGCCATGTCATTACCGGACGGGCGAAACTTACGGGGAAAAAAATTTTACGCTGGTGCGAAGCAACAGGCTGGATAGTAACTCCGCACGAGATTGATGGCAGTACTTATCCCAACCCAACCGACGGCTTACCTGTCGAGTATCAGGCTAACACACAACCAGAGGCGGGGGTGATTCATGAAAATCAAGCATGAACACATCCGCATGGCAATGAATGCCTGGGCGTATCCAGACGGTGAGAAAGTTCCAGCAGCTGAAATAGCCCGGACTTATTTCGAACTGGGGATGACGTTCCCGGAACTGTACGACGACAGCCATCCGGAAGCCCTGGCCCGTAATACCCAGAAAATTTTCCGCTGGGTAGAGAAAGACACCCCTGATGCAGTTGAAAAAATTCAGGCGTTGTTACCAGCGATCGAAAAGGCAATGCCACCTTTGCTGGTGGCCAGAATGCGCAGCCACAGTTCAGCTTATTTTCGGGAGCTGGTGGAGACGCGGGAGCGACTGGTGAGAGACGCTGATGATTTTGTCGCAGTGGCAATCGCCGGTTTCAATCAGATGAACCGTGGTGGCCCGGCAGGAAATGCTGTGGCAGTACATTGACTGACAATAGCCATATCGAATCGCTTCCGGCAACTCGTGAGTAAAAAGATTCGGTATCAGAAGAGGTGAGTATGGCTAACGCCTGGCTCAGATTATGGCATGACATGCCAAATGACCCTAAGTGGCGAACAATTGCCAGGGTGTCAGGGCAGCCAATTGCAACAGTGATGGCAGTGTATATCCACCTCCTGGTGAGCGCGTCACGAAATGTCACGCGAGGTCACATTGATGTCACGACAGAAGATTTGGCAAGTGCGCTCGACGTGACAGAAGAGGTAATTGATTCAATTTTGCAGACGATGCAGGGGCGGGGACTTGATGGTGATTTAATCACTGGATGGGAAAAACGCCAGGTGCTTAAAGAGGACAACGGCAATATTTCGCAAACCGCAAAATCTCCGGCAGAGCGCAAGAGGGCGCAGCGTGAGAGGGAAAGAAAGCGGGAACAAAATGGCGATTGTCACGGCGCGTCACGAAATGTCACGCACATGTCACGACAAGTCACGACAGATAAAGATACAGATACAGAATTAAACCCCACACATAACGCGCGCATGCGCGAGAGTGCTCCAACCGGTGAGTCGCATGGTGCGCCGTTGCAGACAGCCGAACCTGAATACCTGGACGGCCTGAGCGAACCGATCGGGAAATTTTCGATGACTACTGTCTGGCAGCCGTCGTCGGATTTTCGACAACGGGCAGCAGTGTGGGGTATGGCTCTGCCTGAGCCGGAATTTACACCTGCAGAGCTTGCCGCATTCCGGGATTACTGGATGGCGGAGGGGAAGGTTTTCACGCAGGTTCAGTGGGAGCAGAAATTTGCCCGCCACGTGCAGCACGTCAGGGCACAGGTAAAACCAGTCAGCAAGGGGGTAAGCCATGCAGCATCAGGTGGCACGGCATCACGGGCAGTTCAGGAAATCCGGGCAGCACGCGAACAGTGGGAACGTGACAACGGATTTATCAGCAACGGAAACGGCCTGGAAGCTGTGGGAGCTTATGGGGGAGGTGTATTCGAACCGCTGGACACAGAAGAACGGGGCCGCACCTTCGAAGCTCTGGATTGCCCAGATTGGCGCGATGACTGAACAGCAAATCCGGCTGGTCTGCCGTCAGTGCATGGACCGCTGCCGGGCGGGTGAAACGTGGCCCCCGGACCTGGCTGAGTTTGTTGCACTGATTTCGGAGAGTGGGGCAAATCCATTTGGTCTTACGGTGGATGCAGTGATGGAAGAGTACCGGCGCTGGCGCAATGAATCCTGGCGATACGACGGGAGTGATAAATACCCGTGGCCACAGCCTGTGCTGTACCACATCTGCCTCGAAATGCGTACCAGAGGGATTGAGCGCCAGATGACGCAGGGTGAGTTAAAACGACTTGCGGAACGGCAACTGACGAAATGGGCAAAGCATGTTGGTAACGGGATGAGTGTTCCGCCAGTGCGACGACAACTGGAAGGGGCGAAACACCCGCAAGGGCCAACGCCAATTGAACGGCTGAAACAGGAATACGAACGCCGGAAGGCAGCTGGTTTTATTTGAATCTGAGAAACGATTTTGTCGGAGGAAATATTAATGGAAACCGTATTTGACGCACTGAAAGCACTGAAAAAAGCCTCTTCACATGTGGTGGCAGCTCGCCTTGGAATCAGTCGTGAAGAGGCTGTCAACGAGCTGTGGGAACTCAAAAGAAATGGCGTCGTTGATAAAACTGGTCACACCTGGTTTCTGGCTGGCGAAGGTGAATCCCGGGTAACCGAAGAGCGGCCAGTAAAATCTGAAGCACAGGATATGCTGACCGGGGAGGTCGAACAAAAAGTTACCGCGGACATGATGATTGAGTTTATCTGTCAGGATGGGGCTAAAACGTGTGAGGAACTGGCGGATAAGTTCGGTGTTAGCATTCGCAAGGTTGCTTCCACGTTGGCGGTCGTAACAGCAACGGGGCGCCTGGCACGCGTAAATCAGAACGGTAAATTTCGTTACTGCATACCGGGCGCTGATTTACCGGCAGAGCCGGAAGCTGCATCCGTAGCGGAAACGGATGGTAAAGCCATTCCTCAGCCAGCAGGTATTGCGTTACCTGTCCGGGAAGCGGAAACACAGGAAGAAATAAAAACTGAAAGTGTGGCGGTCACAGTGCAGTCACAGCCGTCGTTCACCAGAAAACATCCGGATGGTCTGATTTTACCATCGCTGCATGTGGCTAACCGCGAGCTGCGCCGGGCAAAAGGTCAGGTTCAGAAGTGGGAGCGAGTCTGCGCCGCGCTGCGGGAGCTGTACAAGCACCGGGATATTGTTCGACAGATTGTCGATTCATCCGGTCGTATTGTGTCGGAAAAGTGATTGCCGGAGGCGCTTATGGCAAAAGTATTTACACCAGAAGAGCGGGAAGAAGTGAAGGCGCGCATTGTGGAATTCGTGCGCCTGAGCGGACGAGAAACTTTTCGACAACTGGCAGATAAAACGGGTGTCAGTAAGACCGCTATTCGTCGTTTATCTGGTGCGCTTGCGGCCAGTGGTGATGTCTGGCTCTGTGATTGCGGGGTATTTCCATCAGAGCAGGCGTATCGCGTATGGCGTAAGACACCGGAGAAGGCTGCTGACCCGACACTGATTCGAAAGTTACCAGACGGAGAAATACGCCGCTACGACAGGCGCCTGAATATAATCTGTCGCGAGTGCCGGAAGAGCGAAGCTATGCAGCGTGTACTGACATTTTATCAAGGAAATGTTAGGTATTTTAGACGTTACTAGGGAAGGTGCGAACAAGTCCCTGATATGAGATCATGTTTGTCATCTGGAGCCATGGAACAGGGTTCATTATGAGTCATCAACTTACCTTCGCCGACAGTGAATTCAGCAGTAAGCGCCGTCAGACCAGAAAAGAGATTTTCTTGTCCCGCATGGAGCAGATTCTGCCATGGCAAAACATGGTGGAAGTCATCGAGCCGTTTTACCCCAAGGCTGGTAATGGCCGGCGACCTTATCCGCTGGAAACCATGCTACGCATTCACTGCATGCAGCATTGGTACAACCTGAGCGATGGCGCGATGGAAGATGCCCTGTACGAAATCGCCTCCATGCGTCTGTTTGCCCGGTTATCCCTGGATAGCGCCCTGCCGGACCGCACCACCATCATGAATTTCCGCCACCTGCTGGAGCAGCATCAACTGGCCCGCCAATTGTTCAAGACCATCAATCGCTGGCTGGCCGAAGCAGGCGTCATGATGACTCAAGGCACCTTGGTCGATGCCACCATCATTGAGGCACCCAGCTCGACCAAGAACAAAGAGCAGCAACGCGATCCGGAGATGCATCAGACCAAGAAAGGCAATCAGTGGCACTTTGGCATGAAGGCCCACATTGGTGTCGATGCCAAGAGTGGCCTGACCCACAGCCTAGTCACCACCGCGGCCAACGAGCATGACCTCAATCAGCTGGGTAATCTGCTTCATGGAGAGGAGCAATTTGTCTCAGCCGATGCCGGCTACCAAGGAGCGCCACAGCGCGAGGAGCTGGCCGAGGTGGATGTGGACTGGCTGATCGCCGAGCGCCCCGGCAAGGTAAGAACCTTGAAACAGCATCCACGCAAGAACAAAACGGCCATCAACATCGAATACATGAAAGCCAGCATCCGGGCCAAGGTGGAGCACCCGTTTCGCATCATCAAGCGACAGTTCGGCTTCGTGAAAGCCAGATACAAGGGGTTGCTGAAAAACGATAACCAACTGGCGATGTTATTCACGCTGGCCAACCTGTTTCGGGCGGACCAAATGATACGTCAGTGGGAGAGATCTCACTAAAAACTGGGAATAACGCCTTAAATGGCGAAGAAACGGTCTAAATAGGCTGATTCAAGGCATTTACGGGAGAAAAAACGGCTCAAACATGAAGAAATGAAATGACTGAGTCAGCCGAGAAGAATTTCCCCGCTTATTCGCACCTTCCCTAGATTAAAGAGCATTAGTTCAGATGTGAATTGACATTTTCATGGCGCAGGGTAGAGCCAGCGTGGTTGTCCGCTTTGCGTCAAAACCAGATATTACCAGATTTAGACATATATTCCCGATAGCCCTGCTCTGATGCTACACTCTGTGCTATTTTCATGACCCCAATAAAAATATTTATGACTATTGCTGATTTCAAACGGCCTAAATTGGAACTCCCAAACGGGGCAAACAAACTACTACTGCACTCTTGCTGTGCTCCATGTTCCGGTGAAGTGATGGAGGCGCTTCAGGCCTCGGGAATCGACTACACCATCTTTTTCTACAACCCGAACATTCATCCTCAGAAAGAGTATTTAATTCGTAAGGATGAAAATATTCGCTTTGCTGAACAACACGGCGTGCCGTTTATCGATGCTGATTACGACACCGACAACTGGTTTGAACGTGCCAAAGGAATGGAATGGGAGCCTGAGAGGGGGATCCGTTGTACCATGTGTTTTGACATGCGTTTTGAGCGGACAGCGTTGTACGCTGCTGAAAATGGTTTCAGTGTGATCAGCAGTTCACTGGGCATTTCACGCTGGAAAAATATGCAGCAGGTTAACGAGTGTGGGCGGCGAGCTGTTGCGCATTATCCGGGTATGGTGTACTGGGATTATAACTGGCGCAAGCAGGGCGGCTCGTCCCGTATGATTGAAATCAGCAAGCGCGAAAAATTCTATCAGCAGGAATATTGTGGCTGTGTGTATTCTCTGCGCGATACCAATCTACACCGCAAATCTCAGGGACGCCCTCTTATCAAAATTGGCCAACTCCACTACGGAAAAGAAGAGAAGGAGTGATTTTATGGATCACCTTTCTGATTGATTTCATATTGGCGAGGTGACGTGAGTTAAGTAGAATTGCTGCGGGTGCCTGAGGCTGTCTGCCTCAGGCATGAACACCAAAAGGCAGATAGAGAAAGCCCCAGTTAACATTACGCGTCCTGTAAGACGCTCAACATTAATCTGAGGCATATGGATGCGGATGAAAGAATTAAATAAATTCAGAGTGATAGACCTCTTTTGTGGGGCAGGTGGATTATCTTATGGTTTTCTTCATGGAGAGATGTCTGACTACTTTGAAAGTATCCTTGCTATTGATAATAATGCTGCAGCTATAAATACCTACAATGCCAATTTTGGTTTGCATGGAGTTCAGGCAAATATTGAGGAGTGGGCATCCAGCAATACTGTTCCTGAGGCTGATGTGGTCATAGGTGGCCCCCCGTGTCAGGGATTCAGTTTATTAAATAAGAATCGTTATGGTGATCACCGAAGAGCATTGTGGGAGCCTTATATGGATGTCATTGAGCGTTCAAGGGCTTGTATGTTCGTCATGGAAAATGTCCCCGGATTGCTGATAAGCGATGAGTTTGCGGACATTACGTTTAGAGCGAAATCCATGGGCTTTATTCTGCTTAATCCAATGGTGTTGAATACTGCTGACTATGGAGTACCTCAGACAAGAAAACGAACGATAGCAATCGGTATCAAACGAGAACTCTTCGATGTGCATAGTATTCCGGCGTTCCCGCCAGCACCAACGCATCGTTCCCCTGATAAGGATGTCGCTTTGCCTGAATGGGTCTGTACGCGTGATGCAATTGGTGACTTACCTGCTCCTGTTGGAACTGATATTCGTAATGAACTTCCTCCGCTGAACTTACATTTTGGGCGTAATCCCACACCTGTTTCTCTGGAGCGATATAAAGCGGTTCCACCAGGAGGTAACCGTTTCGATTTACAGAAAAAAAGACCTGATATAACCCCGGCGTGCTGGCTAAAAAAGAAATCTGGAGGGACCGATTTGTTTGGACGTCTGTGGTGGGACAGACCTTCAGTAACGATTCGTACTGAGTTTTTCAAACCGGAGAAAGGGCGATATTTACATCCGGAAGAGGATCGGCCAATAACTCATCGTGAGGCAGCGAGATTAATGTCTTTTCCTGATAATTTCATTTTTACCGGTTCAAAAACTGAGATTGCAAAGCAGATCGGGAATGCTGTTCCACCGCTATTTGCGGCAAAAATCGCACAATATGTGTATGGAGTTTTGCAGGGACGGTATAAGAATAACATCAGTAAGAATAGTCAAGCAGCCTGAAGGAAATCCAGAAATGAATGGAGATTTGGTTGACAGCATAGTTGGTTTTGCTGAAGCCAGAAAGGAGTTTCATGCCCAATTGTTACTGAATACGCTCACAATTAATACTGCCGGAGTTGTTAGTAACGCAGATAGCAGTAACAAAAACAGTAAAGCTATAGCAAGAGAAATTGCTCGCTTCTTGCAGGCTGAAACGATTGGTGAACGTGTTGCAGGGCAAACATCTGGTAATCAGTTTGAGAGTATCTGCGCAGAGTTTATAGAAAAAACCTTTTTTAAACTCAGCCACTTACGCCCTGGAAAATGGAATGTACATCAGGTTTCTGGTAGAAACAGATTAGAGATAGCTAAATATGAACAATATGCCCATCTTATAGCATTGGATAGTGCTGCAAAAAGTAATCCTCAGCTAGCTGCTGCACTGGGGAGTGATTATACGATTTCACCAGATATTATTGTTGAAAGAGAACCTGAATGTGATCAAGTTATCAACAGTCCTGAATTACTGGTGGATGATTCTGTTACCCGCATGTCAGCTCTCAGGAGTTCGAATGGTGGGAAACCAATATTACACGCAAGTATTTCCTGCAAATGGACAATAAGAAGCGACCGGGCCCAGAATGCTCGTTCTGAGGCATTAAATCTTATTCGCAACCGTAAGGGAAATCTCCCTCATGTAATGGTTGTTACTGCTGAGCCTACTCCAAGTCGTCTGGCGTCTATTGCTCTTGGTACTGGTGATATAGATTGCGTGTATCATTTTGCGCTTTATGAACTTATATCAGCAGTTGAAATACTGGGGCTCAGCGATGCAGCTGACATGCTTTCCGTGATGGTTAATGGTAAAAGATTAAAGGATATTTCTGATCTTCCCTTGGATCTTGCAGTCTGACATCTCTACGTAAATAGAGTCTGTCATATTTTAACTGTGATGGCACGTCATTGACTTCAGTACATTTTTACTAACCCGCTTCGCGGGTTTTGTTTTTTCCTGGCATTCTGGTTTACAATCCACACGCCAGCCTGAACAACTGGCACCTGCTGCGCCAGCAGAGAAAACAGATGGCGCACGATACCAAACCATACAATTCTGATAATTCAGCCGTCTTTGCCAGCAGGCACGGGCGGCGTTCTCATGCATTCAAATCTGACTGGTATCAGCACGACCCCTGCACCGAAGAACAGGCTGAATGGCTGATTCAGTGTTACCGCAGGCGCGGATACGAGGTTAAGAAAGCCCTCACCCTCGATTATCGTCACTGGATAATCTACGTCAGACTCCCTTATTCCGAACGCCCACCGCGTCCGTCCCGCACATATCAGCAACGCATCTGGAGGTAACGTGCGGGTATTACTTCGACCTGTTCTGGTACCGGAGTTCGGGCTGGTGGTCCTTAAGCCGGGCCGTGAATCCATGCAGGTATTTCATAACCCTCGAGTGCTGGTGGAGCCTGAACCGAAAAGCATGCGCGGGCTGCCGTCTGGAGTCGTTCCTGCCGTTCGCCAGCCGCTGGCGGAAGATAAATCATTACTGTCATTTTTCAGCAACGAACGGGTGATTCGCGCTGCAGGCGGTGCTGGTGCACTGTCTGACTGGCTCCTGCGTCATGTCAAATCCTGCCAGTGGCCTCATGGTGACTACCATCACAGTGAAACCGTCATACATCGTTACGGTACCGGCGCGATGGTGTTGTGCTGGCACTGCGACAACCAGCTGCGTGACCAGACTTCCGAATCACTCGGGCAACTTGCTCACCAAAACCTGTCAGCATGGATGATTGACGTCATACGCCATGCAATGAATGGCACGCAGGAGCGGGAATTATCGCTGGCTGAATTATCCTGGTGGGCGGTCCGCAATCAGGTGGCGGACGCGCTACCGGAAGCGGTATTACGTCGTTCGCTGGGGTTGCGTGCGGAAAAAATCCGCTCAATGTACCGTGAAAGCGACATCGTACCGGGAGAGCAGACCGCCACCAGCATACTGAAGCAGCGCACAAAAAATCTTGCGCCGCTGCCTCACGCCCACCAGCAAAACCCGCCACAGGAAAAGACGGTGGTCAGCATTGCTGTTGATCCGGAGTCTCCGGAATCTTTAATGAAGCGACCTAAACGTCGCCGTTGGGTAAATGAGAAATATACGCGCTGGGTAAAGACACAGCCGTGTGCGTGTTGTGGTAAGCCAGCCGACGATCCCCATCACCTGATTGGTCATGGTCAGGGCGGAATGGGGACAAAATCTCACGATATTTTCACGCTACCGCTGTGTCGGGAGCATCACAACGAGCTTCATGCGGATCCGCTGGCGTTCGAAGAAAAGCATGGTTCTCAGGTTGATTTAATTTTTCGTTTTCTTGATCACGCCTTTGCAACTGGCGTGCTTGGGTAA